TTTTACCACAAGACGCAAAGCTTGCTGTTTTAGACCAGCGCGATGACTGGGGACTATTTCAACCAGTCTATGACTGGCCATCCATCTGGCCTGTGGTGTTAAAAGAGATCGGTAATGGCTCAAGCTTGATCTCTGCGATTAAAAAGCCCGGCTACCCTACTTATGACGCGGTACAGCGACATATGCGTGCAAGACCTGATATCAGGCGCCAGTATGACGAAGCGATTGAAATCCGCGCTGACTACCTTGCTGAGACTCTGATCGACATATCTGAGGAACCGATACCGGAAGGGTTAGACGGGCCATATCTCAGCGCATGGATCAACCAGATGAAAATTAAGATTGAGACCCGCAAATGGACGGCCGCAAAATTACGTCCCAAGATGTGGGGGGACAAAATCGATGTGAGTGTTACACACACACAAATAAGCATCGTGCAAGCTTTGGAGCAGGCCGAAGCTCGGTTACTGGATGTCACGGATATCGAACCAAACCACCCAAAAGACACTCAAACCATACCCTTAAACAATACTTAATAAAACACCAAATACCGCCGCACCATAAATCGTACCAAATACCAGCTATCTAAGATAGCTGGTATGGTTTGGTACGGTTTTTATGGCTTTTTGCCCCCAAACCGTACCAAAGTACAAACCGTACCATTGGTACGGTTTGGTACGGTTTTGGTATAAATCCCCCTCACTCAACCCCCCTCATAATCAGCATCGTTTGCGCCATCATTTTGTCCTGAACCACCCACCCATGCTCAGTACTTCTTAGTATATTTGAGGTAATCAACTTACCCATAAACCGACTAGATTCACTCGGATTGAGCATTTTTTGCACAGTATTTTTTGCAATACCCTGCTTATCTAGGTACTCTTTCATCGCCGATCGGGATACAAAAGGCTCGCCTTTGACGTCCTCAGCGCCACTATCGAACCATGCGTTTTCAAACATTTTGCGGTGTTCTTGTAATTTATTATCGGACGCGGTGGGTTTTGTAGGCGCTTCAACCATCTCTAAAACGGCACTTTTGACTGGCTCTCCGTCCTCGTCAAACCAGCCAGGTATCACCACGCCCTCGATCCTTGCGTACAGGGGTTCTGCTAATTCACCGTCTTTTTGCTTGCGCTGGACGATCTCGAGTGGTTGGCCGTCCTTACTTGGGATAATGGATATTTCAATGTCCAAGGCGCCGCGCCAAGCACTTGACCCGCGGGCTCGGTGCTGCGCTTCGTCAGATACGCCTGTGTGGTGGACAAGTAACACAGAACACCCAAACTCTCGCATAAGTGCTGCGCAGGCGTCTAGCATCGTTTTGGCGTCTTGGGCGCTGTTCTCATCGCCTAGCAGAAAACGGTGCAGGGTATCGACCACAATAATTGATGGTGGGTGGGGAAGCGCGCGAATTTGATCGGCTGCTTTTTGGTATCCCTCGGAGGTGTTTAAATCACACCCTGATTTGGATATCCACATTTTGAGGCTCTTTATACCCTTTTTGTGCTTCCAAGCTGCAACCCTTCCTTTAAGTCCCTGATGCCCCTCGCCTGCCAAATAGACCACCGTACCGGCTTTGACCTTATTGCCTGCCCATTGTGCGGTCGCTGACGCAATGGCTAGCATCCAGTCAAGCACGGCAAAAGTCTTGCCCCCACCGGATGGGCCATGCACCATGATCAGCGCTTGCTCGGGTAACCATTTTTTGACGAGCCAAGTGATAGGCTCGGGCTTTTCGCTGAACTGATCCGCCCCCACTAACCATTCATCAGCGGGTGGGTTAAGCAGAATCGACAGATCGTGCCCTGCTTGGGCGTAATCGTTGGCGTCACCCTGGATAGGTGGCATGACGACGCGCGCACCGTGTTTGGCAGATGCTTTGGTGGCTTCATTGAGCCCCACCCCTGACACGTCATTGTCTGCCACAATCACAATGTTTTGGGTGCTGCCGTACTTAGCGCGCATGATGCCGGTGACGTTTGAGAGGTTATTTGCGCTGTATGCTACACACACCGCCTCATTGGTCGCCTCATGGATGGTCGCCGCGGTCGCAAACCCCTCGGCGATATAGAGCGTTTGCTTAATCGCACCAATAAGCCAAAAGCGCGAACCTGTCACCCCGCCCGTGTGATAAAGCTTGTTGCCATCGCCATCGATGTATTGCAGGCTCGATAACTCGCCATCTTCTGAGAACAACGGCACGACTAAGCGCCCGTCGCCCGTGACCCGCGCCCCGTGGGCGCTGATGCCTTTGCGTTTTAGATATGGATGATCAGGGGATGCTGCGGTGCAGTTTGGCCATATCAACTCAACCGTTTCAACGGCCAACTCATGCTTGCGCTCTTGCTCGGCGTCGCGCAGCTTTTTGGCGGCTGCAATATGGGCAAGCAACTTCATCTCATCCGCGGGGGTGTACTTGACCCCTGTTTCAGCGCGTTTTTGGCTAGTAAACCCCGCCTTCCAACAACCAAAAACTAGTACGGGGATGGGCTCCTCAAAACCAACGTACCAACCAGGCTTTTTGCGCTTGTCCTCATCGCTCGCAAAGCGGTGGATTTTGCCATCCAACACCAAATCTCTCGGGGCGTGAAGCCCCGCGTGGACAATGGCGTCAATAAACTGTACTTGGGGTGATGCCAATATCTTCTCTGCTGGGGGCGACCAGTTGTCGCCTAGTATGGCTGCGAGGTTTGTCATGCCTTTTCCTCTTCTACCCTAAGCTTATTTTCTGCCCTAAGTTGACTATCGCTCTTAACTTCAATCTCATACTGCCTGCCAATTGGTGGATATTCGCCCCATTGATAAATGGTCTGAGGCCACGTCTTTAGGGCATCTGCAAGCTTTTTAACCCCACCCCAATAGTCAATTGCTTCCTGTGTTTTCATGATCTATCCAATTAAATTGAAAATACTTGTTGACACAATACCATTTATTATGATCTACTACAACTAATCGCTAAACGGATCCCCGACAAGCGATCAACTTTAGGAGCCAACATGGCTATCAATCTACGCAGTACCGCAGGACTCGCCGCTGATGGCGTGAAGCTTTTAGTGTACGGGCAGGCAGGTGCAGGGAAAACTAGTTTAATCCCGACGTTGCCCCATCCTGTCGTGCTAAGCGCTGAAGGTGGTTTGCTTTCAATTGCGGGTGCAGACGTACCTTTTATTGAAATCAGCACGATGGCTGACCTGTGGGAAGCCTACGAATGGCTGACCACGGGCGGCGGTCAAGAGTACAAGTCGGTGGCGCTTGATTCAATCTCAGAAATTGCTGAAGTGTGTCTGAACACCGAAAAGAAGACTAGCAAAGACCCGCGCCAAGCGTATGGCGAGATGCAGACTCAGATGTCCGATATCATCCGCGCCTTCCGTGACCTGTCAGGTCGCCACGTCCTGATGACTGCTAAGTGCGAAAAGACCGCCGATGAAACAGGGCGCATTCTCTACGCACCGTCAATGCCTGGCAACAAGACTGGGCAAGCGTTGCCGTACTTTTTTGATGAGGTACTTGCACTACGCGTTGAGAAAGACGCGGAAGGCGTGGCACAACGTGCGCTGATGTGCGACTCAGACGGGATTTGGCAAGCCAAAGATCGCTCGGGCAAGCTTGACACTTGGGAAGCACCGGACTTGGGCGCCATCATTGCAAAGATTGGGGGTTGATATGCCTTACGCTCAAAAGACTTACGATCAAAACATTTGTGATGAATACATTGTTTCTTTAAGTATTCTTTCATCATTAAAAACATCCCGAAAAAAAACAATTAAAGCGTTGTTGTATTTACAAGATGTAGATCTTTATCCTTTATTTCGACCTTTAGAACAAGTTAAAAAAGCATTGCAACGTAAGATTGATTCGTATGATTCTAGGATTGCTAAGGCAAATAAAGAGTTTATTAAAGCTAATAAAGCATACAAACAATATTGCGCTAACAAGGAGCAATCATGAGAACCGATAACAACACGGGCAAAAAACTTGGTTTTTTTGCTTCCGGCAAAGCACGATTTGATAGCATCCCTGCCTTCAAACCACGTTCAACAAAGGTAAAAGAGATGACCCTTTATCAACAATGGCTTGACGCCAAAGCAGCAGAAAAGAAAGCAGTCGCTGATCGCCGCTCAATTGAGGATCAGATTATCAAAGTTTTTAACGTCCCCAAGACGTTAGCCAACACCCAAAACTTTGAGGCTGATGGGTTCAAGATCAAGATTGCAGGACGCCTTGATCGCAAAGTAAACAGCGTCAAGCTGCAGGACTTGGCTGCTGAGTACGGCTTGACTGATCATTTGTCGAGTCTTTTTCGGTGGACACCAGAAGTAAATGTCATTGCATTTGAATCAGCAGACCCACGCATTACCGCACCATTGCTCGAAGCTATTACGACTAGCAATAGTCGCCCATCTTTCACAATTACCAAGGAATAAATATCATGGCACAACTAGACGAAACCTTCAGCGTTGATTCGCTCCCCGTATCCGATCGCAACTTTGAACCACTCCCTGCGGGTTGGTACACCGCGGTGGTCAACGGTGCAGAAGTCAAAGTTACCAAGGCCGGCACAGGCAAGTACATTGCCGTCAGGTACGACATTACCGGCCCCACGCACCAAGGCAGGGTGATCTTTGGCAATCTCAACATCAAGAACCCCAACCCCACGGCTGAGAAGATTGGCCGCGAGCAGTTGGGCGAGATTATGCGCGCCATTGGCTTGGCGACCGTGCAAGACACCGATCAGTTGATTGGCGGTCAGTTGATGATTAAGCTTGAGATCAGAGAGTCGGAGCAGTACGGCGCATCAAATGACGTCAAAGGGTTCAAGTCTGCGGGCTCAGCCCCACCTGCGGGAGCAAAGGCAGCACCGGCGCCAAGCACCAAAGCATCCCCACCTTGGGTGAAGAAGTAAAACCATTAACCAAACAGGGGGTGAATTGAATTCACTCTTTTTGATAAAAGGATTGAAATGAAACACACAATTAAAGGAAACGAAATGCAGCAACATCCAAAAAGTACGCAAAAGGTTTACAACCTGAACGGCATTATCCACTTGCCGCACTATTCGCAACAGGGAATCTTTGTAAGCCCAGGCGATAAGATCGGCAAGATTGAAAGTTATTTAATTAAACAAGGCGCTGTTGCTCAACAAATGCACCTGTGGGATCGTCAGTATTAAAAAAAATGCCCCTGACCTTGCGGTTGGGGGCACAAAACCAAGGAGAGGTACCATGAAGATACCGGAGTCAGAATACACCATAAGTGCCTTGATCGACAAGCACCATGAGTCGATTCAGGGTGAGCCACGCCCCCACATGGGTGCATCTGTCCTTGGCCATGTCTGCGACAGGTGGTTGTGGTTGTCGTTCAGGATGGCTGTGGTCGAAAGGTTCCCTGGACGTATCTTGCGCTTGTTTCGCCGTGGCCAAGAAGAGGAAGCCCAAGTTGTGTCCGACTTACGCGCGATCGGGCTGAACGTGCAAAAGACGGGTGAGAACCAGTCGCGCGTAGACTTTGGTTGCCATGTGTCTGGCAGCATGGACGGGGTGATTGAATCAGGGGTTCCCGATGCGCCCAAGGCGCACCATGTCTTGGAGATCAAGACCCACGGCAAGAAATCGTTTGATGACCTCGAAAAGAATGGTGTCGAGAAGTCAAAGCCCCAGCACTTTGTACAGATGCAGGTTTACATGATGGGTGCGGGGCTTAACCGCGCCCTGTACTACGCCATCTGTAAAGATGACGATCGTATCTACACCGAGCGGGTGCGCCTAGACAAAGCCGTGGCGACCAAGGCTGTAGAGCGTGGCCATCGCCTAGTCAAAGCTGACCGTATGCCACCACCCATCAGTACAGACCCCACTTGGTTTGAATGCCGGTTCTGTGCAGCGCATGAGTTTTGCCATAAGACCCAACTGACCAAAGAAGTGAACTGTCGCACTTGTACTAACAGCACGGCGCGCGAGGACGGCACTTGGCATTGTGCAGCGTATGACGTGACACTTGATTTTGAACATCAGAAAGTTG